GCAACGAATTTACATTTCTGTAGATGATCAAGTTTCGCAGCAAATATCACAGCGTAATCAACTGATAAAAAAAGAGTTTACCGGTGATAACCATGCTGAAATTTGCCGTCGGCATAATATCAGCTTAAGAACACTCTATCGGGTTATACGATAATTAGTCTTAAATTTCATTACATTACAGGATATAAACCATGATAGATCTCATCGACTGGGTTGAATCCCAGGCACAAGAAAACTTAAAGTTCAGACTCACATGTTTGGAAAGCATTGTAAAAGAATGCAACACAACACTGACTATTTTGCTTGCAGGCGTTGGCGGTATAGCAGCCTACATCTTTAAGCTGTTGGACACAGCAAACCATGAGCGATGGATGTTAGGCGGGGCGATCGGCTTATGCTTATATTTGCTCGTGCTGAGCAGCCTGCTAATCATCAAGTGCCTGAAAATAGCAGAAATACAAGTGCCAACCAACGAACCTGAAAATCTCTATAAACCCGAATACACCCTGTTGCAAATTAGAGAGGGCGAATTAATCAACGTCCAGCAGCGCATCAACAAAGCCATGTCCAGAAACTTAAAGACTTCGGATTGGCTAAACAAAATCCGGTTGTCAATGCTGGCCTCGCCCTTGGTATTTATTATGGCCGCTATTTTGGTTGCGGTCGTCTTTCCTTAGCTTGCTCTCTTCTTTCAGGTTGCGGCTGTGCAGGAATGTAGGGTTCGTTATTTACTTTCATAATCGATTATTAGCTTAAGGATATTAAACAAAATTATAGACTAAAACATGAGCCTATTGACCCGACTGATTAACGGCGCTATCCTTTTACGCACTGCCCCACATTGGGCAGGCGGGTTTGGCGACTCGTATTTCAAGGCGCAGCAGCTGTGCGCCGGTAGGCTCATAGCTTTTTTTATGCCTCTCGCTTTATGGCGGGTGGTGTATTGGGAGGCCGTGAGGCCTGCCGGGCCCCTTGACCCGGTTCGCCAACCCGATACATCATCCGCCGCCCTGCGTTTGGCGACTCCGGTCGGTGGTTTAAATCCATAATCAAGGAGTCAAGCATGAATACTCAAGTCACGCCCCAATTCCGTCCATATGTTGAAGTTATCAACGGACAAATTAAAACCACATCCCTTAAAATTGCCGAGCACTTTAACAAGCGGCATGACAACGTTTTAGACAAAATTCAAAAGCTGGATTGCTCTCCAGAATTTAACGCCCTTAATTTTAAGGCGGTTGAATATACCGATGCCAAAGGCGAAAATCGACCAGCCTATGAAATTACCCGTGACGGTTTCACGTTTCTGGCTATGGGCTTCACCGGCAAGGAAGCAGCAAAATGGAAAGAGTCGTACATCAACGCCTTCAACAAACTGGCCGAAGAAGTACACAGACCCCAAGCCAACCAGATCGAATCATTCAGAACAAAAATACTGGTCTGTATTGAAAAGGGCGAAACTACACAGCAAGTTGTCCCTTATGGCAGTTGCATAGTCAACCCGGATGATCCGATAGCAGTTGCCACGTTCATCCGTGAATTTGTCCCTTCCAGCCCACAGATGTTATCCGCTTTAAGTTCTGCTTACATTACCAAGCTGATGAATTGCCAGGACAGTGCGATTAACCACTTAAAGTCATCTAAAACAGCAAGGTGATCGCATTTATCATGCCTAAAATAATAAGCCGGTATATCCGACAAAAAAGCTACTAAAAAGTATCAACGAATAAGCCCGCGTTAAGCGGGTTTATTTTTGTTTGATTTAGCCAAACTCTTTTTTTATGCGGACATCTATTTCTAAGGGTACTGGCTTTCGCCCACTACCTGATACGATTGCATAGGCAGTCGTCATAGCATCTGGCTTTTGCACTGACGGAATAGCCTTAATCAAAGCTTCGTATTCAGATTTTTCTCCGCGTAGGTAAACAGAATAGTCGCCGCACCATAGCTTTTTAAGCCAATCGTCAATTTCTTGGTCAGTGTATGCTTCAGCATTAGTATGCATTTTTATGTAATTGACAATATGCCTGCGTTCCCGTTCTCGGTTGGCTTTAGAGAATCCAAGTGCTGTCATTGCAAATAGTCGTAAAGCCTTAATAGTCGTTATATGGTGGCTAGTTATTGAGAGCAGGGTTTCTCGCTGTCCTTCCTTGTGTATTTGAAATAGCTTCCATATATTTTGAATAACTTCGCCTGTTTCAACGTCGACGGCATCTATAATATTCAGCAATTTAAATGTGCGAAATGCCTTTCTAAGGTGGCAGTACGCATCAATTTCTTTATTATTTATAAGAGTATATTGAGAAATAATACGCTCTGTTAATTCTCCTGATCCATCTCGGTAATGAATCAATAATTTAGGGAAGTCGCTGCTTACAGCTTTAGGCAAAGTGTTTCTTATTGAAATATATGGGGTACCGTCACTTTTTATAAAATAAGTCTGCTCATAAACAACCTTTGGCTGCTGTTGTGGCGACCCTTTTTTATTGTTCGGTCTTAGTTGGGTACTTTTTTTTGCAAATGATTTGGCTATAGCGTTGAGAATTCGCAGGAGTAGCCAAATAAATAGAAACGTTGCTAAAGAAATTGTAAGTACCATACTTGCCATAGATGCCACCTTTATAGTTGTTTTTTTATGGATTCCTAAAATGACGACTTAACATACATCAAAAGTCAGTTGTTGACTATTATCTAGGTAATCGCCCCTATAGACATCGCCTAAAAAATATTGTCACGCTTTGCTCTATAAATGGCAAAACTTAACTGTTGTAATCTACCCATGACTACATCAGCCGAAATGCTCACCAAATACACCGCCGCCGAAGCCGCCATTCTGGACGGCCAAATTGTGCGCTTTGGTGAGCGCCAATTAACCCGAGCCAATCTTGCCGAGGTGCAACAGGGCCGAAAAGATTGGGAGCGCCGTGTTGCCGCTGAACAAAGAATCGCGCGAGGCGGCACGTCGCCGCGCTATCAGACAGCGGATTTCAGCCAATGAACATACTGGATTCCGCTATTGCCGTTGTTTCGCCGGAAAGGGCTCTGCGCAGAATGCAAGCCCGCCGCGCATTAACCGCGCTGGCCGCCTATGAAGCCGCAAAACCCACCGTATTACGCAAACAATCGCGAGACTCAGGCAGCGGGGACATGTGGGTTAAAACCGCAGGTCACAATCTACGCAATCAAGCGCGCTTCCTGGACGGCAATCACGATTTAGCCAAGGGCGTGTTAAACGCCCTGGTCAATAACATTGTTGGCGCCAATGGCATCGGTATCGAGCCTGAGCCGCGCACCTTCGGCGGCGAGATCCACGACGACTTTGCCGACCAGCTATTGCGCCTGCATAAAGACTGGAGCAAAAAACCCGAATGTACCTTTACCGAAAACCGCGCAGGCATGGAGCGGCTATTGTGTCGCACCTGGGTGCGCGATGGCGAGGTATTGACAAAAAAACTGCTCGGCAAAGTCCCGTTTTTAGACCACGGCACCGCCGTACCTTTCACGCTGGAAATGCTGGAGCCGGACATGCTGCCGCTGATCTATGACGATCCGGCAAAAAACATCGTGCAAGGCATCCAGCGCAATGGCTGGGGCCAACCTAAAACTTATTACCTATATCGCAATCATCCAGGCGACTATCACGTTTTTACCGCTAAGTCCCTGGATTTAATGCCGGTCAGCGCCAGCCTGATCAACCATTTGCGCATTCGTGAACGTATCTCTCAGCTGCGCGGTATCTCTGTATTCACGTCGGTAATGACCCGCCTTGATGACATTAAGGATTATGAAGAATCCGAGCGCATAGCGGCAAAAATCGCCGCATCCATGGCCGCTTACATAAAAAAAGGCAACCCGGATTCGTACGAGGCTACGACAGGCGGCGACCCGCGCGCGCTCAGGTTTTCGCCCGGCATGGTCTTTGATGACTTAATGCCTGGCGAAGAGATTGGCATGATCGACACCAACCGGCCCAACCCTAGTGCCTACACCTGGCGTAATGGACAGCTTCGTGCGGTTGCTGCCGGTACCGGCGTCAATTACTCAACCATTGCCCGCGATTACGACGGCAGTTACTCCAGCCAGCGCCAAGAGCTGGTCGAAGGCTGGGCCAATTATCAAGTTTTGACGTCTGCATTTATTGCCGGCATGTCGCAGCCGAACTGGGAAACCTTTGTACAAATGGCGGTATTGTCAGGACAAATAATCGTCCCTGCCGATGTTGACCCGCTCACGATTAGCGACGGGCTATTTATCGGCCCATCCATGCCGTGGATTGACCCGTTAAAAGAAGTTAAAGGAAACAGCGAGGGCGAGCGCTCAACCTACATTTCCGGCCCGGAAATTATCAGAAAGCGCGGCGGCAACCCGCGCGACGTATTGGAGCAGGAAGTGCGCTGGCGCCGAAAAATGAAAGACAAAGGGCTTATCAGTTCGTCCGATCCGGCCAACGACAAGCAGGCCGCTAACCAACAACTACAACCGGCTCAAGCAAATGACTGAATGGTACCAAATTAAAGCCAAGGGCGAAAAAACCGCAGAAATTAGCATCTACGGCGATATTGGCGAAAGTTGGTGGAACGATGAATCGATCACCGCTAAACAGTTTGTGCAGGATATTGCCGTGCTCGATGTCGATCAATTAACCGTGCGCATCAACAGTTACGGCGGTTCAGTTTCTGACGGTATCGCTATCTATAACGCACTCAAGCGCCACAAAGCCAGCGTAACTATCGCGATTGACGGCGTTGCGGTCAGTATTGCCTCATTGATTGCTATGGCTGGCGATAGCGTCGAAATGGCAGAAAACGCACTGATGATGATTCATGCGCCGTGGTCATGGGCCGAAGGCAATGCCAACGACATGCGCAAAGCTGCCGACGTGCTGGATACCTTTGCTAACGCCATGTCAACCAGCTACGCCAGCAAGACCGGCAAAAGCCGGGATGATGTGATGGCGTGGTTATCTGACGGCGCAGACCACTGGTTTACCGCCGAGGAAGCCAAAAATGAAGGCCTTATCGACGTCATTACTAATGCCATGCCGGTGGCTGCGCAATTTAATTTAACCCGCTACAAAACCATTCCGGCAGCCGCCGGGATTTTTAATAAACCTCCAACCCAGGAGAAACCCATGCCAGCAACCCAGGCAACAGAAGCACCGGCGGCGACTAATCATCAACCCGCCGCAACCCCTCAACCCGTCGCAGTGCAGCCTAACGCCGCTGAAATTAAGGTACAGGTTTTAGCGCAAGAGACCCAGCGCCGCACCGACATCCGTGCAAAATTCGCCCCGTTTGCGACATTTGAAGGCGTTGATGGGCTAATGACTCAGTGTGTGGATGACAGCAATGTCAGCGTTCAAGCCGCAGCAGATAGGCTTATGGCTAAGCTGGGCGAAGGTATTGAGCCAACCGCCGGCGGTTATGGCTTTGCTCATCGCGTGGAAACCGGCGAATCCGATCACGAAAAATTTGCGCGTGGCGTAACGCAAGCGGTTTTAGCACGCAGCGGCAAAGAAAAGCATGACCCGCAAAACGAGTTTAAAAATT